AGAAGCGTCCGAAGAAGAATCAGAAGTTAAGACTTATAAAGTCAAAGCTGCTGGCGAAGAAATCGAGGTAACTGAAGACGATCTAATCAAGTCCTATCAAATGGAAGCAGACTATACGAAGAAGAGCCAGAGGTTGGCACAAGATCGTAAAGTTGTTGAGGCTAATATAGCCAAGATACAAGAATCCATTGCAGTGCGAAATGAGTATGCTCAGAAGTTGGACCAAGTATCACAAGTATTGAACGAAGAGTTTGATTCTAGTGAAGACTTAGAACAACTTAGAGAGAATGACCCAGTATCATTTGCTGTTAAGATTGCAGAAAGAACAGAGAACCAAAAGAAGCTCAACATTATCAATCAAGAGCGTCAAAAGGTTATGCAAGAGCAACAATATGCTCAGCAACAACATATGCAACAAACAGTAGCTAATGAATCTAAAAAATTAGTGGAGTTGATGCCGGAATTCTCAGACAAGGTCAAAGGTGAACAGATCAAAAAAGATATTCGCTCTTATGGACTAACGAATGGTTTCACAGAACAAGAAATGGGTGCTGTGTACGATTCAAGACATGTATTAATGCTTAACAAAGCTATGAAGTATGACCAGATAATGAAGTCTAAAGCTGGTACCGTTAAAAAGGTATCTAAAGCTCCAAGGACTATCAGTAAAGGCAAGAAAATATCTAATAGCCAAGCAGCAGTACAACAAAAACAAAGAGCGAGACTTAGATCTTCAGGATCAGTTGAAGATGCGGTCTCAGTATTTCAAAACCTTATTTGAGGAAACATAAACAATGGCAACATATCAAACCTACGATACCATCGGTATTCGTGAAGACTTACAAAATGCGATTTATGACATATCGCCTACAACTACACCTTTTATGTCAACAATTGGTAAAACAACTGCAAAAAATACTCTACACGAGTGGCAGACCGACTCACTAGCTGACGCTAATGTAGACAACGCACAACTTGAAGGGGCAGACGCTGTATCAGCGACACTAACACCTACAACACGTGTTGGTAACTACACACAGATCAGTGATAAAGTGATTCAAGTATCTACAACAGATGATAAAGTTGACAAAGCTGGTCGTTCTACAGAAACAGCGTATCAACTTGCTAAAGCTTCTGCTGAAATCAAACGAGACATGGAAAAAATCATGTTATCAGATCAGGCAAAAGACCAAGGTACAACAGGCACACCACGTAAACTAGGTGGCATCCAATCATGGCTTACTACTAACGTAGTAGACGGAGCTGGTGGCGCTTTCACTGAAGACATGCTAAAAGAAGCTGTTCTAAAGGCTTACACTGAAGGTGGCGAACCAACAATGTTACTAGTATCTCCTGCTCAAAAGCAAGTGGTATCAACATTCACTGGTATTGCAGCTCAGCGCTATGAAGCACCGAAATCATCACCAACAACAATCATTGGCTCTGCTGATGTGTACTTGTCAGACTTTGGCACGCTACAAGTTGTTCCTGATAGATTCTTAGATGATGACGTAGCACTAGTCCTTGATCCTTCAATGGCAAACACTGCGTATCTAAGACCGTTTAAGCAGACTAAACTTGCTAAGATGGGTGATTCAGAGAAGCATTTATTAAACGTTGAGTATACACTCGTTGTTAAAAACGAAGCAGCTCACGCGATGATAAATAACTTAATCTAATAGGATATATGCCCCTTCGGGGGCATTACCTTTAAGGAAGAATATGAAATCATTTACAGATCATAACAATAAGAAAACGTCAGTAGGATTAAATGACAAAGATGAGATAACTATTAAACAAGAGCAAGATGTCTCTGCTTTAATAGAACAGAATAAAAAAGAATACAACAACGCTGAGACAAAGTGGAGTAATCAGCTGTTTGGAAATAAGGTAGCTTCAATACCATTTGCTGCTATAGACAAATTAAATAAACAGGGAATAATGAAAGGATTTACTGTGTTAGATCAGAAAAGATTCTTTTCCTTTCTTAACGATCCAGAAAACTTATATTTTAGGACAAAACCGGGACAACTATAAATGCCAGCATTTACTTCATATGATAACTTGAAAACAAATATAGCTGATTATCTAGCTAGGTCAGACTTGACAGAAAAGATACCTATGTTTGTGTCGCTAGCGGAGAAGAGACTACAGAGAGATCTGCGACTTAGACAGACATTACAACAATCTACATACAGTATGGATAGTGGGTTTAATGTTCCTACTCCTGCAGACTTTCTTGAAATGAAAGATATACACTTAGATGGTAACCCTATTATCAATCTTAACTTCAAGACTGTATCACAATTTTATAGGTCAGCAAACTCAAGTGGAAGTGGTCAGCCTATAAATTACACGTTGGTAAGTGATAACTTTGTATTAGCACCAAGACCAACAGGGGCGTCTACGGTAAATATGACGTACTATAAAATCCCAAGAGTGTTGTCAGACACTAATCCATCTAACGAATACTTAGAAGTATGCCCAGACTTGTTGTTATACGCATCACTAGTAGAGTCAGCACCATTCTTAATGGACGATGCAAGATTAGTAACATGGGAACAATTATACACAAGAGGATTAACAAGCATCACTAAATCAGACGAGCAATCAGAATTCCCAGCTCAACCACTAGCAGTACAAATTACAACTTAATATAGGAACTTAAAAATGGACTTTTCAAACTATCTTGCTGACTCGTTAATAAACGTGACTACAAGAGCTATAGATTACTCAACACCAGCAACGGTTTGGGTAGCCCTTTACACAACAGACCCAACAAAAGAAGACGTAGGAACAGAAATAGACCAAGCGTCATATAATAGACTTGAATTAACAACGACAGAACCAGTCGATGGTGTATCTACTAATGCTAATGAAATTAAGTGGTCAACAGCTACTACTGACTGGGGTGTTATATCCCATGTAGGCATTAGAGACGCTGAAACAGACGGTAACTTATTATATTTCACTAATCTTGAAGAATCTAAAGATATTAGAACTGGCGACCAATTTCAAATAGTAGTAGGCAACCTAACATTAACATTGACATAAGGTAAAAGCATAATGGCAATACAATTAAAAGATAGAGTAAAGACAGGCTTTTCTACGGTAGGTGTAGGTGACCTTTATTTTGGTGAAACCAGAGAAAACTTCCAAGGTTGGGATGCTATTGCAAATGGCTCAACAACTTATTACTGTGTTACAACAGTGGATGAATGGGAAGTAGGTTATGGGGTAAAGCTAGAGGATAGGCTAGATAGAAACATATTAGCTTCGTCTACTGGTAGCAAAATATATCTTGAAGGAGCTGGTGATATGTTTTGCACATATCCAGGTGACTTAGCCGTTGTTAAAGACCAAAATGGTGATATTACAATGGATGGTGAAGTATTTGCTGAGAATCTTTACACAAAAACAGAAGTTGATGCTTTACAAACAGCTCAAGACGATGTATGGGAAATATCACAAAACTTACAAGATGAAGCAATTGGTGGTAATACATCTAACATTGGCACATTATCAACAAAAGTAACACAAAACACAAATGACATTGAAAGACTAAAAGAAGGCGTATTCTTTAGTTCATCATACACTGTCGCATACCCAGGTAGCCCTAACAGAGATCCTGGCGCTGGAAATATGTATCTTCAAGACTTTGCTGAATTTACTTATTCTTACGCTGACACAAATAATGTTCTTATATCTAAAACAGATGAGCAAGGTAATGTTAGACAATTTACAGCTGTTCAAGTAGACGATATTGTTGTATTAAACCAAGTAGAAAGCCCAAACTTTGGTAGGTATTTAGTTATTGATGTTCAAGATGCTGGAGATTGTGTCCAAGTTACATTAGAACACATGGCATCACAAGGAACTGTAATTGATGGCGACAAGATAGCAATTCAGGCCTTCCCTGCCGCAGCTGAAATATGGACTGAGCCAACCATTGGAACTACAAACTATGTTGGTGATGTTACAATTAGCAAAGATAATAAAACACTAAAGATTGACGCAAATGTTGCCGAGCTAGGTGTAAAATCAAGAATTACAACACCATTACAATTAGAAGTTAATACAAAAGATGGTAGCTTACCTGATTTAACCGTTAATGATGGTCGAGTAGATGTTAGGTCATCTTTATATGTAAATAATGTAGAAGTAGGAACAGCTGTTGGTAACGTGCCTATCGGAGCAATAACTCTTTGGATGGGCTTAACTGCTCCGGCGAATTGGGCTATATGTGATGGAGGTAACGGAACACCAGATATGAGAGGCTACTTACCTATGGGTCAAAATGGCTCTT